CGCAGTAGGTTTGCCCCCTGCTTCCATCGTGCATGACGGGTTTCATCCGGATACAGGTGAAGCAGAAGCTCCACACCAGCTACTCGAACGGCTTGGTTTGATGCTCACCAGCGAGGGGGAGGCATGAAAATAAAGGAAGCTCGGCACATTATTGCACTCGTTCTTCGTCTTACCCGTAAGGCAGGAATCACCCTACCCTGGGCAATTTATTTGTTGCCCGACTACATGGAGGATCAGGGGTTGATTAAGCACGAACTGGTGCATGTTGCACAGATCAAACGTATGGGGATGGTGAAGTTCTACCTGACTTACCTGGCGCAGTGGCTGCGCTACGGCTACCATGACATGCCTCTGGAACGGGAAGCCCGAGGCGAGATCTAGAAACCTGCTATCATAAAGACAGAAAGCAATTTCCTCCTCCCGCAGTGCTCCACTGCGGTTTGACCCGGCTTCCCCTGCCGGGTCTTTTTTATTTACACCCAGCCGTTTCTAGCGGCTCGGGTATTCTGACTCCCCTGATCAACCTGCAGGTTTTTATTCTCCAGCAGTGCGCAAGCCTGTTCATACTTGGCTGCATAACTATTACCTGCATGAAACTCATTGGTCATACCAATTGGGTTGTTCACACGACTGGCAACAAAGTAGAGCAGAGGTTCAAGATGGCTATACGGCAATTCAACCTCAACATCTGCAGGATTAAAACCAGGGTAATGCACAATGATTGGGTGATTGGCTCGATATACCAGTTCTAGCGTATCTGTAATCAGGTGCGAAGGCAGATCCATGGAAGGAGTTACGAACATCAGGGGTACTCGCAGGGTTTGTGCAGTCGGAGTATGTACACTGTACATATTGCTCGCATCGTTAAGCCCCATGCTGAAACCCAGATCAGTCAACACTTCTTCAAGCTTGTGGATATCATCCTGAAAGGGATCTGCTTGGGAATCCAGGATGTATCGAGGATCTTCATTTACTGCCGCATTGGAAACAGCATACTTAGAAGACAAAGGATATACGCTACGTCCTTCCTGCAATTCCAAAAGGATACGTGCCTCCTTCAAATGAAATCGCTTATACAAGGAAGTCAGTCCCAGGTTGACATGGGATAGTACCTGAGCGTAATTGGATTCATCAATTTGGCCCGCATCTCCGCCTCCCACATGAAGTTGGGAAAGCTCACCATGGGTAAGCTGCGTAAAGATATCTGAGAGTTTCATTTATAAATCCTAAACAATATAAGAAGACATACGGTTGTCAGTAGGAGAATCAATATCAATATCCCACATTCCTCCGCCTTTTTTAGATTCATGCAGCATTGCTTCTTCCGAAGGCTTCCAGGCATTCATTGAAGACAGCATGGAAACCGTATCCAGGAAGTCATCGTGTTTGCTACGGAAACCAGATATTGAAGCCAAGCTGAGTTCATTAATACATTCCTGCATAGGTGCTTCCATCTTGCGTTCTTGTGGAAAGAACATCTTCCGTGCTTTGAACATGGGAACCATAGTATTGAATCTCACTAGTTTATTAGTGTTGGGTCTAATACCTGGCTTAGTATCATTACCTTCAGAAGCCAGTGGAAAATAGATATTCCTTTCAAGCATCTGTCCTTGAATCCAGGAAATGAATCCTCCTTGTTGGCCTGTCACTTCTATACCTACCCCCTGTGGTTTATACATTTGAGCCAGCCTGAATAGGTCATTGATGTTGGCATCCATTAGCTGGCGCTTGCATATCCCGTCTACCCAGAGCCAATCACCCACATTGTTATAGGCCCATACACTAATCACCGAAAAGTCTGCCTTTTCCTTGATTGATGTAGCGAAGTCAGTTGTGATATAGAAGTTGAACCTGTCCTTGTTACGGAGTACCGAATCCAACTTATACCAACCAATGTCACTGTCCTGAATCATACGATCTTCTTCACTCATGATTCTCAGCATCAATTCTTGATTGAAAGTCTCGACCTTGCCATTCTTCACCGCATCGTCATACTGGGTTTTCACATAGTCATACGTGAAACGATCCGGCCAGCTGCCTCGAAAATCTTCTCGAGAGCAGGGATACTGTTCACATACTGGGAATACGTTAACGCTCCAAGCACCAGACTCTACTGCTTTGTATAGTGGATCTTTGGCATTGAACGGTGTACCTGACCAGATAATCATGTTCTTGGTAGGATGAAGCGCATAGTTCACGGCTTTGTATACTGTGTCTTCTACAGCAGAGATTACTGTTGCTGACCTAGCATCTTCATCACTAATCAAGTCATCTAGTACTGCCAACTGTGGGCGCTTACCCATCTCTTTGGCACCACGAACACCCGTATTATGCGTACGGAAGTAACAATCCGCTACAAACTGGTGCTCAGCATTATCTACCGCAATACACTGACTAGCCTCGTCAGCGATACGCTGGATTGACACCACAGCAGTATGCTTAACCTTGGCTACAAACCGCGCTGCCTTGCGCACCAAGCGGAATGGATTTAGCTGCATCCAGCTTTCAACCCGGTACGCTTTCGCATGGGAGTGCTTGCAGATTGGGCCAGCAGTCCCACCCAAGGAACGTACCAGGCAAGCCAAGTCATCTACCAACTGATAACTGGCGCTGGTGAAACTGAGCCTTCCGTTTTCAGAGACGGTTCCGTCTGTATCCATCAGCCCTTGGAGAAGGGCTAGTCGCTGCTCTACGGAACCCAGGAAATACTCGTGTGGGATAAACTTCTGCTCTCCACGCACATTGAGTTCCATCGCCTTGAGCATCTTGCCCAGACCCCGGATTGACTGTGTGACTGCGTTGGATCGAGGATCTACGTAAATCTTTCCAAACTCATAGGGTACCTGAGCGTGGTAGTGGGCCAGTTCGGCTGCATCCACCGTCAACTCAACCGAACCACACTCCTTGCGGATTCGTCCATCCCCAATCACGGCACCTAGGGTGTAGGGGTCAATGGGAAGGTTTGCCGCCGGGTACTGTAATGGAGCGATATTCTTTACAAATACCAGGTTCTTGCTAGAAGTTCCTCGATGCCGCAGGTTCCCCTTCTTGGTGTGGGTCAGCGGCTGCTGCAGCAACTCCAAGGTAGTGAGTACTTTTTCTTCCCAGCGTACCGTATTGTTAGGATTGGTATTAACGATTACCGGATTTAGGTGGTCTTCACTAACCTTCAAGAAACGTCCGTCCGCTAATTGCAAACGGTACATAGGTTTATTGAATACTTCACTCTTAGCCGTAATCGTGGTTAATTGCCCATCTGCCCCGAAAATCTGATCCCCCACCTGACACTCACCAATGGTGGTGCGACCGGCTAGCGTATGGAGTTCCGTGTCCAAGGCCAGTGCCTTGGCACCGTAACCCTTGACAATGAACACCTTGCCGTCTGCATTGTGGAATTCCCACCGGATATCCGTGAATCTGGCCAATGGCACATACTGTTTGAGAAAAGCAGAATTCTCCCAACGGAACTCCAGGTTCTTACGCATGTTTTTGACGCCGTTCTCAATGGAGTCTGATACATACAAAGCCAGATCCACCATACCAAAGTTGGGCAGGTCACCATAGGTGGCGATGAACAGAAACAAATACTCAGCCATCAACGCTGTCTTGGCGATACCACGATGGCACATATTGAGAATGCGACGGCCCCCATCGCTCAGAGTATCGAGCATGTAATAGTGGACCAATGGTGTCAGGTTCTCCTCTCCCTGGTTTCCATTAACCAGTTTGATGAAGGTGACGAATTGCAGGGCAAAGTCACTTGGTACATACCCAGGCTTGACACTGTAATTAGTGGCATTGAGGAAGTCCTCAACTTTCATTGAGGCAAGCAGTTCCTCTACTGGATCAGCGAGTATCGACATCAAGCAGGCCTGGTGAATTCAGGAATACTGGCTTCGTATCTGTCTAGTTCTTGAGAGTACCTACCTAAACCAAACCGTTTCAACATGGCCTGGGTACGCTCTTCGTTATCAGCTTGAGCCATGGCGAATTCTTCTTCTGCCATTGCAGCCTGCTGCTGCTGTCGGCCTGCATTACCGTAATCAATATCGGCAGGCTGCATTGCCTGTTCAGGCATCAGCTGGCCTAACCCGGCCCAGGGATTGTTCTGCGGTGCCATAGCAGCTTGTTGCTGTTGTATAGCGGCAGCTGGGGGAGCCTGCAATTGCGCTTGTACATCATTCGGCACAGCCGCAACCCTGACAGGTTGCGCTGCCACAGGCGCTTGAGCCATAGGAAGGTCTGCCAGCTGGGGCATCTGATCATCGGGCAATGACAATACAGACTTGGGTGCAGCCACGGGGGGCTTACTTGCAAGCTGGGACTTGGCTTCAGGAATACGCGCCAATACTTCTTTGGCATACTTCGTGCCTTCACCATATCCTGCCAAGCCCTTCTCAAGACTGCCTGCTCGCTTGCTTCTTCCTGCCAGGTATTCACTCGCAAACCGTACCTGCTCTTCTATTGACTTGTTCTTCAGCGGAGCTACGCCATAGCCGGGTTTGGCACCTGTGGATTCCAGAATACCGAAAGGCCCAAAAGCAGTGGATGTCTTGCCAGTATGCCCAGCCACCCGCTTACCCTGGGCATTTTGTGCATAGTGATACTTGGCAGGATCATTCAAATAGGCAGCCTTGCCTCCCGTTTCCTGCTGCATGATCGACTGCATGGTTCCCGTAGGAAAGCCATTACGCTTATCCGCTTGAGCCAGCAACGCTACCAGATTATCTGGAATGTCTTTAGCCATGAGATACTCCTAATTAAGCACCAGCATCTTCAAGTGCTTTCTTACGTCTGGCTTCAGCATCCCGCAGGGTACCTGCGGTAGAGCCAGCACTCACACCACTCTTCAGTTTATCCAGCGGAGTATCCGCCTTCTTAGCCTGAACGGGTTCCTTCTTCTTAGCACCAAACGTCTTCAAAGAATTCCACGTATCCAGTGCTTTCTCTCTAATGCCCATAGCAGTTCCTTATTTATAAAACCAGGTTAATTTGTTCTGATAGTCGCAGCGGTAAATTCCGCATCATCCATATCAGCATATCGGTTAAATTCTACTTCTCCTTTCCATTCTTGAAGAGGAGGAGGTTGAGCACACCAATTCTCTTGGGGTTCGCCAATGTGTGCTGCACACAATCGTAGTGTTGCGTCCAGCTTTTTTAAGTAGAAAGCCTTATCGCGTTTCTTATTTTGTTCTAAGGTTACATACTGTTTACGCCAATGATAATCAGCGAATCGAAACCTAAATACAGTGTTCAGCAACTTGTTGCGGATACGCTCGACCCAGGTAAGGTCATCAACAAACACTGGATATGTATAGTTCTTCATCAAACGATCAAACACCAACTTAAACATTACTTTTCCTCCATGTATTCAGCATCTACAATTTCCAACTTACTATGCCCAATCTCCTGAGCATTCATTGCACCACTCTCCACCATCAACCTCTGGCTACGGGCCAGTTCCATAGTAGCAGTACGCAATGCAGCAATACTACTATCTTCCTTAACCCCAATTTCCAACTCAACCTTTTGAGTCTCGGGCATCTTCAAATGCGTAAGCAAGCTATTAGCAGCATCACACCTAACCTTCTCACTATTTGCAGTAGTCATCAGTTCAGCCTGCACATTCAAAGCCTTCTGATATAAATCCTGGTTCAATACATAACTAGGGATTAGCGTCTGCTCATAGATCAAGTTTACCAGCTTAGTCTTGTTATACGCAGTGATATATGAAGCAATATCCTTCGAAGCCACACCCTGTTGCACAAAAGCAGTGTACTTATCAGGAAACGTCTTGGTGTACGCTTCAATGTTGCTACACCCCATCAGTTTATGGCTAACATACTTCACAGCAGCAATATACTGCTCTACCCTAAACTTACCCTCAGCCATTACTCTCGTATAGCTTAATAGGTTATCCCGATAAGCTTCATACAACTCAGGATCACTCAGTGTCAGATTCACCTGATCAATTAGCTCTTGGTTCACAGACTTCTTCATCTTATCTGGAAGAGCAGTCTTGAACTGGTCAATAGTCAGTGCAGTCATGTAATGGTTACCTTGATTGGGATATCGGGAGTATATCGTAGGGTTCTACCAAATAATTATTATTTTTTGGGAGAGGGTTCTGGGAATTTTTTTAATTTGGGTACGGAGGTAGTACTTATTAGGTGCAACCTCAAATTCCAAATCACCCCCCCGGCCTCTATCACTTTTCCAATTTCCAACTTACCCACCCCACCCTCCTGCAGTTGGGCGCGCTGCGCCATACGTGGGTGGACTCGATCATCCATCTGCATCACTCACTCAATCCTATAGGAGTACTACCATGTTCACTTCACTCAACAGCTTCATTACAAAATTGTTCAACGCACTTGGCAAAGCTGCGGACATGCTCGACAACGTAGCCGATGCTGGTGTCTCTGTCACTTCAGTAGCCAAGCTCACTGCCAAGCAATACGAAGAGGAGTCTTCCGAACGCCTTCTCAGCCAACGTGCTGACCGTGCCAAAACCCTAGGTATCACTGTTGCCTAATCACTTAGCTACCCTTAGGGGTAGCTGAGTTTCTTTACACATACACAACACATAAGATAGTTTAGTTAAGCTTTATATCTAAGCGTTACTTCTACACAACTAGATAGTTTGTCTCTAGTTCTATTGCGCTCTGCGCAATACCTGGCTATCTCGCCTGTGATTATCTGGAGTAATACCATGAATGAACTGATCATTACCTATCGTGATAACGATACTGGTCAACTGTTGCATGCTCATGTTTGTAATACAGATAGTGATGAAGAAGCTTGGAAGTTAGTTAAAAATAATTTCCTAATCGAAGATTGCACTTTTGAATCACTTTTTCGACTTTCCGAAAATTCATCCGTAGTACCATTCTGACCATTCCGATACTCACCCGATAGTGGTGAGTTTTCATCACCCACTTTTGGAGACATAACATGTCCTTCTCTCATGATGCTGTTGCAAACCAAGTACAAGAAGTCTCCCGCATTGTGAGAGGCTTCCCTGAATGTACTGTAGTAGACCACCGTGTAACCAACAAACGCATGATCATCCTGTGTACTGGTCGCAATGTAGCCAATACTCTATTGGCCAACCTTAAGTACAATGGTTATCCCATTGCTCAAGCTGCAGCAGGTCTTAAGACTACTGCTTACTATGTTGAAGTCCGCTTCAACTATCCCTATTAAGGAGTTCCTATGCTCTCATTCAGTACCTTGCTACTACTAGGTACTTCTGTACTGCTTGTCATTAGTATTGTCTTCCTCAGTATGACGCTCATCAACCTTCACAAGATCGAACGCATCAAGCAGGAAGACTGGGAACGTCTCTCAGTTCCTAACTTCTGGGGAACTGTTGAGGCCACTTCCTGGGCACGCAACTTCTCCTATGCAGAGTATCTTGCTAACCATATAAGAGAACGTGCTCAAGGTGCTCCTTTGAGTCAAGCTGCATACAGCGATCTCTTCCGTATTCTCACCAACTCTTTAGGGCGTAAACCATGATCAAAACTATCGGACTTACCTTGTATCACCTCACCAAACTGGTGCTGTTGGCTATCATTGCCATCCCTATGCTCGTTCTTATGATGATCAGCAATGGGCTTCAGAACAGAGACCGTGCTCGTAAGAGTGGTCTGTGATTACTCAGTACTCATCTGCAATCTTGGCTGTACTCCACTACATGTGGGTACATGCCAAAACTTATCGAACCAATAGGAGATAGTCATGAAGACTCTGATTGTTCTTACCCTTCTTGCCTGGATACCTACCATAGCTATTGCTCATGGTGTGTATAAACTGTTGCTTCCCTTCTTTCTTAACTAAGGAGTACTACTATGGACTTGTTTCAACTTGTGTACACACTTGTACCTTTTGCCATCATCTACTGGTTAGTAGGCTGGGAGACGAACTACTACGAACAAACACTCAAGCGTGTGAAGTACATCTCTCCCAAGGGTAAGCTGCGCATGTATCGCAACATGTTGCTCATGGCTGTGGCTGCCATCCTGGTGGCTGTACCGTTCATCATCCTGGCCCAACTGCCACACCCTTGATGTCCGCTCGCTTGGCATAGATCCGCTCTATGTCTTTGCCCGCTGGGCAATAAAAGGACAAATCCTGTCCGTATTCAAATTACCTCTGGAGATATATCATGGCTTACAATCCCAATGCTGCTGCTCAATCCACCCAATCCAACGATTCCTGGAAGGCTCAAGGCTTCCTGAACCTGTACCTGCCGAGCAAGGTTCCCGGCGAACGCAAGAAACTTGGTGCCATTCCGTTGAGAGATACGAAGCCCAATGAGAAAGACCTGATGGCCTGGCTGAACGAAGATCCGAGCCGTGTCAAAGTCATCCTCGAAAAGCTGGTCATCGAGTACCAGTCGGCCACTCCGGCTGAAGGCAGCGGCTTCGATCTGTAAGCCTGTTGCACACTCCCTACCCTTCGGGGTGGGGGGTGTTTTTTCCTGTTAGCCATAACCCTGTGGTGTGCTGCCTGTTAAGGTACACAAAACCCACAACAGTAAACCCCAGTTTAGACAGTCTCCCTTTAGCTTGGCCCTCCGGGCAAGGGGGGAATGCTTCCCCGACTTTATTAATCAAGGAGATAGACATGCAGGAATTCAAACTGATCGTGGCAGGTGGGCGTGACTTCGATATATATGGTGCGTTGCGTGAAGAGCTTACGTATATGGCTACCGAAGGTGCTTACAAGAACCACAGTGTAAGCATTGTTAGTGGTATGGCCCGTGGTGCTGATGCCTTAGCTGTACGCTTTGCCAAGGAACATGACGTAAAGTTGTACACCTTCCCTGCCAATTGGGACAAGTATGGTAAGAGTGCTGGTTATCGTCGCAATGAGGACATGGCCAAGTTCGCAGATGGGTTGTTAGCCTTCCATGATGGGATGTCCAAAGGTACAGCCCACATGATCCAACGCATGCAATTACTGGGCAAGGATGTGCATGTAGTTAATTACTAATTAAGGAGACATACATGAACCTCTATAGCGCAGAAATACAAGCGCACATACTAGTAGCAGTACAGATCAGTAATGAAGAACGATATAACCGTAAGCATATTGACGGTTATATCCGTACTTCAATTGAAACCAATGAAGAACTACAGGCTAAACATGCTCAAGGTGTGCAATTGGTATCCGAATATATGGCAAATACTTATTACGCAAGTAAGAATGCCCGTATTGACCAGCTTAAAGGACTGGATATTTCACAACTAGTACTGGATATCTATGTTGGTGTAGCACATTGTCTACGTCCTGTACTGTTTACTTCAGTAGTTGCACAGATAGCAGGCAGACTGCACTTTAGTGACAAGGTTGAAGCCACTACTACTGTAGCTGAGTTGCTCGCAGTACTTTGTAATACCGACGTATTTGATATAACCAAGACAGATAAGATGGCTAGTCTGATGCTTGTATCAAATATTCCCTTGAGTAAAGAGTTGGTAACCTTTATTGAAGAAAGCCAATACCTTCCACCTATGGTATGTAAGCCAGCCACTCTGGAGAATAACTATAGTAGTGGTTATCTAACCCATACTGATAGTTTAATCCTGGGTACTGGTAATCATCACGATGGGGATATCTGTCTTGATGTCCTTAACCTAATGAATAGCACTGCACTGCGTCTAAATACAGACTTCTTGGATACAGTTACAGAAGAACCCACGTTTGAACTGGATACTCAGGACAAACATGAACAGTGGACTGAGTTTAAAGCAAAGAGTGCAGCTTGCTATGCACTACTTAATCAACAAAGTAAAACACTGTATCTCACTCACAAGGTTGATAAACGGGGCAGGATTTACGCTCAGGGTTATCACATTTCAAGTCAGGGCAATGCCTATAAGAAAGCAATGATTGAATTGGCCCACCAGGAAGTTGTAACTGGCGTCCCATAATGGCAGTTACCTAAAGAAAGGAGTATCAAATGACAGAAGTATTAATACTCCGTCCTGATGGAGACTTCTATAGATCAAACGGCTTCCCATTCAATTATAAAGACAAGGGTTCTTATGCATACACCCTTGATTATAAGAACTGGTATCTATGGGTTGATTTTGGTGCAGGCAATACAGACTGGTTACCAGTAAACGATAGTGATGTACCGGATAACTATAAATCCCGTCTTCAACTAATACTCTTACTCACTTAAAGGAATACAAAATGCGTACATATAATGGTTGGGAATACCTGCTTATCGATGCAGCCAATAACTTTGGACTTGATAAGCTACTGTTTGAAGAACGCATCCAATGGACCACGGAGAACCTTCCGGTTCTTGAAATACTGGAGCCACCTGCCAAGACCCGGCCTTTGTATACGAAGGCTGTACAGGCCATTAGAAACGCTCAGGCGGGACTTCCCATTGGCCATGTCATTGGTCTCGATGCCGTGTGTTCGGGTATTCAGGTAATGTCTGCCCTGACTGGTTGTGTATCAGGTGCCCGGGCTACCGGTCTGGTCGATCCTGACAGGCGTGCAGATGCCTACAGTGAGGTCACAGACGCCATGGCTACCCTACTGGGGAGTAGCGTTGCTGTGAGCCGTGATGATGCCAAGGATGCCCTCATGACAACCATGTACGGCTCCAAGGCCAGACCCAAGGAAATCTTTGGTGAAGATACTCCTGAACTGGCTGCGTTCTACCAGGCTGCAATCCAGGTCGCTCCCGGTGCATGGGAACTGTTGCAGGATCTGCTTGCTGCGTGGCAACCTGGTGTCCTGTTCCACAGCTGGAAGCTGCCCGATGGCTTCGATGCCAAGGTCAAGGTAATGGAGAAGTGTGCTGCTCGCATCGAAGTGGATGAACTTGATCATGCTTCCTTCACGTATGAGTACTACGATAATGTAGGCACACCCAAAGGACGTTCATTGGTGGCCAATGTTACCCACAGCGTGGATGCCTACATCCTGCGGTGTATCCAGCGCCGTTGCAATTATGATCGCGAGATGATTGCACATGCTGCCGGAATCATTGAGATGACGTTGCTCGAGCGTAGCATGTTCGAAGGTCTCAAGCAGGAGGAAGCTGCAAGCCCCAAGTTTATGTACTATCTTGAACAGTACAAACGCAGTGGCATGGCTGATGTGGTCATTGTTCCTTACCTGAATCTGGCCAATATCGGCTACTTGAGCACCAAACACCTGAGTGAACTGGCTACTATTGTCAACCACATGCTGACCTATACGCCCTTTGAGGTCATAACCGTACATGATGAATTCAAGGTACATCCCAATAATGCCAACCACCTTCGTCAGCAGTACATCAATATCCTGGCTGAACTTGCAGAGAGCAATCTGCTCAATGACTTGCTGAGCCAGATTCATGGTGTGCCGGGTACCTTCACCAAGCTGTCCAACAACCTGGGTGAACTGATCCGGGGTTCTAACTATGCACTTTCCTGAGTAAACGAGGCGCCCTCCTGGGCGCTTTGTGAGTGGCCTAACCATGCAAACCCTTCGGGGTTTGCTATTTTTTCATAGTAAACAAAGGATTATATAATGGCCGTATTGAAACAAAAAGAGATAGTAGCTGCCGAGCCTGCGCTCGATTAAAGAGTTAGAAGACACTGGAGGAACCATGAGCAAAGACATTGAATGCCCGTACTGTGGCGCGGACGTTGAGATAAACCACGACGACGGCTATGGCTACGAAGAAGATGGCAACTATGAACAGGAATGCCCGGCCTGTGAAAAGGTGTTTGCCTACACCACCCTGATAGCCGTGCATCACAGAGCCTGGAAGGCCGACTGCCTGAACGGGGCACCGCACCAATACAAAAAGACCGCCACTTACCCGCCAGAGTTTGCGCGGATGCGTTGTGTGGACTGTGGGTGTGAAACGGCCTTGCCCGCTAACGCAAAAGTGAGCGGGGCGAGTGATGACTGAACAAGAGACAAAAGCCACTACCGAGTCTCCGCTCGACTGCCTATTTTGGGAATCGGCCGTAGTCCGGCACCGAAACGGAACTGAATACATTGTGGTGCAGACACCGAACACTTGCAGGATTGAAGCGGGCAACGTGCCGGCCTACGCCTACAA